ATTGATTATGGCAGGTAAAGGCAGCGAAGAAATGTCTAAGGCAATAGGTGCTGCTAACACCGCAAAACGAAATGAAGTTAAATCTACTGAAGATCAAATTGCATTTGAACAAAAGATTGCAGAAGAAACAAAGAAACAAAAAGAATCAGAGGCTACAGCCGCAGTTAAATCCAAGCAAGCACTAGAAGAACTGGGACAAAGTATTTTAACTGCGGTTATGCCTTTTGTTAAGATGTTATTGCCCGTTGTAAATGCGATAGCACCGTTGGCTCCATATATTATGGCGGTAGTAGCGGCATTTGCGGCACTGAAAGGTGCAATGGCTGCAAAAGCTGCCCTAGGTGCATTGGGTGGCGGTGGTGGAGGTGGCCCATTAGATGCGCTCAAAGGTGGGGGCGGTGCAGGAGGCGCCGGTGGTGCAGGAGGCGGAATGCTTTCAGGAATGGGAACTGGCCTTAAAGCAGCGGCCGGCGGACTAAGAGCATTTGCGAACCCGATGGTTATTGCAGGCGCCGCTGGATTTGGACTTGCTATTGCTGCAATCGGTGCAGGTATTGCCGGTGCAGCCTGGCTAGTAGGTAAAGCACTGCCAACATTGGCAGAAGGGTTTATGAAATTTACCGAGATTGATGGAGCAAAACTCGGAGCAAGTGCATTTGGGATTGCTAAACTAGGACTAGGATTAATACCATTTGCACCGATGGCATTATGGGGATTGCCAGTTGGCCTTGCGTTAAATATGATGGGCGATGGACTGCAAAAAATTGCCGCTGTTGATCCTTCTAGATTGGAAAAAGTAGCTGCCGGAATGGAAAAAGTTAAGGCAGCAACCCCCACAGTTGGGGAATCAATTAGGGCTGGAATTTCTGGATTAGTGAGCAAAGCAATAGGCCCTTCAGAATCAGCAGGAGCACCAGCTGGCAAAGAAGGTGCAAGCTCTGCAAACGAAATAATAAATTTAATTGCCGAGGTAAAGCGATTAAATACTACGTCTGCAGAGACTTTAAGATATATTAAGGAAACAGCTGAATATACAAAACGAACTGTAGATGCAACTAAAAACTTAAATAGAGACTTTTTTACATTTTAAATTATGAGCTGGAAAAAATACTTCACCCCTGTTAACGCATCAGGAACCATGAGTCCAATTAGTGGGGCAGGCGGCTCATTATCAAATCCCACACATAGAAACTATTCAAGTTATCTACCAGATGTATATTCAGGGCACCCTAATCGGTTAGAACGATATGGTCAATATGACACTATGGATAGTGACAGTGAAGTTAATGCTGCTTTGGATATTTTAGCAGAGTTTTGCACCCAGTCAAACGACGAAAACGGAACACCGTTTCGTGTGTTTTTTAAAGAACAGGCAACTCCTACTGAAATTACAATTATCCGCAAATACATGCAACAGTGGACAAAATTAAACAAGTTCCAAACAAGAATGTTTAAAATTGTCCGAAATGCATTTAAGTATGGAGATGCATTTTTTGTTCGAGACCCAGAAACACAAGCATGGATGTTTGTAGACCCTGCTAAAGTTGATCGAATTATTGTTAACGAAAGTGACGGTAAGAAACCTGAGCAATATATTATTCGAGACTGGAATCCTAATTTAGAAACACTTGCAACAACTGCTATTAATCCAAGTAACATTGCAGGCGGCGGTTCACAGTATTCTAGCAATAACTCCGGAAGTGGAATGAGTCGAGGAATGACTGGTAGTTTTCCTAATACTGCCGGCGGTAGTAGATTTCAAAGAAACGAAAACCAGTATGCAATTGACTCAAAGCATGTGATACATTTGTCAATGAGTGAAGGATTAGACAACAATTATCCTTTTGGAACGAGTCTGTTAGAAAGTATTTTTAAAGTTTACAAGCAAAAAGAATTGCTAGAAGATGCTATTATTATCTATCGTATACAACGTGCTCCTGAGCGTAGAGTATTCTACATCGACGTAGGTAACATGCCAAGTCACTTAGCCATGGGCTTTGTTGAACGTGTAAAAAATGAAGTAAATCAACGTAGAATTCCTAGTGTTACTGGTGGAAGCCAAAGTGTAATTGATGCAGGATATAACCCATTAAGTATCAACGAAGATTACTTTTTCCCACAGACAGCAGAAGGCCGCGGAAGTAAAGTTGAAGTTCTGCCAGGCGGTACTAATCTAGGAGAAATTGATGATCTTAAGTATTTTACTAATAAGTTGTTTCGTGCTCTACGCATACCTAGCTCTTATCTTCCGACCGGCCCTGACGACGGAGGATCTAACTTCAATGATGGTAGAGTTGGAACAGCCTACATTCAAGAATTGCGATTTAACAAATACTGTGAACGATTACAGTCTATCTTAAATGAAATTTTTGATTTAGAATTTAAATTATATTTGCAAAATAAAGGTATTAATGTAGATAGTAATATCTTTGACTGCAAATTTAACCCACCACAAAACTTTGCCGCATATCGACAAACAGAAATGGATACTGCACGAGTTACTACTTTTGGAACTATGATTGCTATTCCGCAGATCAGCAAACGCTTTGCACTGAAACGATTCTTGGGACTAAGTGCAGAAGAAATGGCAGAAAACGAAAAACTATGGCGTGAAGAAAACGTAGACGAAGATACAAGTTTGCCTGCAAATGCTGAACTTCGTAGTGTTGGAGTTACTGCAAATGGTATGGGTGCAGACATGAGTGCAATATCCGGAGCAACAACACCACCGCCAGAACCCGATGCAGCCGGTGCCGCCCCAGCAGAAACACAACCTCCAGCATAAATATCATCATGTTATTAAAAGAGTTCATTTATTTTGACCGCCAGCATAACGAGATGGTTGATGATCAACGATACAATTCTGAAAAGGATACTAGTATTATCGGTTCTGACGATCTTCGTAAAACTCGTTTAACATTAAAAATGTTAAACGATCTTCGTAGGGCCGGTGATGCAAGAGATAAAGAACGTAAAGAAGAATTGGCATTGGTTAGAAAAATGTATGCTGCTCCTCCCCCGGAAGCCGCAGCAGTATAATAACTGATAGTTTAAATATTTTTAGTAAAAACTTAAATATTTTAACAAGAAATTGCTAAAAACCTTCGTGCTTTTATCTAAAATAGGCCGTTTTAGGCCTATTTCCCATACCTTTATATTAACCTGGTTAAATAACAACACAGCCTTGCCGCGAAACTAACATAGGAGATAACCGCATGTCTACAAAGTTTGAACAACTATTAGACTTAATCGTCAATGAAGAAATGGATAAAGCCAATGAGCTATTCCATGATATCGTTGTTGAAAAGTCAAGAGAAATTTACGAAAATTTAATTGCTGAAGAAGCAGACGAAGAAGAAATGGACGAAGCAGCAGAAGAGTCCGACGAAGAAATGGATGAAGGTGCTGAAGAAGACGACGAAGAAATGGATGAAGGTGCTGAAGAAGCAGACGAATCTGTTGATTTAGAAGATTCTTATAGCATGGAAGCCGATGACGAAGAAGACGAAATGGGCGGCGACGCTACTGACGACTTTGGTGCTGACGTAGGTGCAGACGACATGGGCGGAGAAGAAGGCGAAGACGCCGCAATCTTCGACATTAAGAATGCAATTGCAGAATTAGAAGCTGCATTTGAGAAGCTAGAAGCTGCTCAAGGTGGAGAAGAACCACACGGTGGCGACTTCGGTGACGAAGAAGGCGAAGAAGATGACGAAGAAATGCAAATGGGCATGTATGAAGGTCGTCGTATGACACGTGAATACCGTGAAAAGGTAGGAAACGATTGGGACAAGAACAGCCAAAAGACACAAGGTCAATACTTAGGTGCAGGCTCTGGTGATACAGACGGTGCTCCAGTTGAAGGTCGTAGCCCGATTGCTAGCGGCGCAAACAAGCCAGGCCCAGCAGGTGTTAACGCCAGGAACTTAAACCAAGGTGCTACAGAGGGCGGAAGTCCAACTGGCACTAGCCCAGGTAAAGTAAACAAAGGTATTAATCCTGAATCCGGAGAGAAGTTTGCTTCCGGTATCCATAACGTTGACGGTAAAAAGTCTGGCGTTAAGACACTAAGTGGTGTTAAAGGTGGCCACGGTGCTGAGAGAAAAGGCGCAGGACCAGGACCAGTAGGTTCCGGAACTGGCGATAAAGCTGGACAAACAAGCGTTAAGCCTGTTCAGCAAATGTTAAAGCCTTATAACAAATAATTAGAGAAACTGGATGAAACATTCATATCTAAGAGAACACCTAAGTTTTGATCAGTCCGGCATCGTTCTCGAGTCGGACGATAAGGATGGCAAGAACCTTCACTTGAAGGGCATTGCCATTCAAGGTGGTATTCGCAACGCCAATCAACGAGTTTACCCCGTAGACGAAATTGAACGTGCTGTGAAAACACTTAATGATCAAATTCAAAATGGGTATTCTGTCTTAGGTGAAGTTGATCACCCAGATGATCTTAAAGTAAATTTGGACCGAGTAAGTCACATGATAACCAACATGTGGATGGAAGGTCCTAACGGTTATGGCAAGTTTAAAATCTTGCCTACACCTATGGGTAACTTAATTCGCACAATGCTCGAAGCAGGTGTAAAACTTGGTGTCAGTTCACGAGGCAGCGGCAACGTTGACGAAATGAGTGGCAAAGTATCAGACTTCGAAATCATTACTGTTGATATAGTTGCACAGCCCAGCGCACCTGGTGCGTATCCTACGCCTGTTTATGAGCATTTGATGAACTCACGTGGCGGATACAAAGCATTCCAA